GGCTGATGCCGAGCAATATCGCATCAGCCAAAAAATGAAACATCAAAGTAAATAAAAAACCGCCCCGGTGCGCCAACACCAGGACGGAAATAACTAACGTCTCCTGCCCCACAGTGGCAGGGGAACAACTAAATAATGTATTTACCCAGACAGCCGAGGGGCGTGCTGGTTCCCGATCCAGTCTTGTGGAAAGGGGAAATACTTATGAGTACATATGAAGAAATGCAGATTTTACTTACATTTGCTCTGCTTGTAGTTGCAATTCTGAATTTGAAGCATAAGTAAGCCGCCCTGTATCTTGGTCGGATAGGACGGCTTACTTTGTAAACAGTTATATTCGCCGGATCGGGTAGCTTGCACCTACCTATCGGCTGTCTTGTTAAGTACATTATAGCAAATGTACCTAAAAAGTCAAGAACCGCTCCTGCGCCAACAGGAACGGCTCAAGTAACATTCCGAAGAATGATACCCCAACTCAAAAATATTGTATCATCTTCGGTCAGCTATCGCAATCAGAACATTTGTTTCTTGATAGCTGTTATTTTTATACTCATTTTCCTGCTCTGTCAGGAATAGAATGAATCAACCGAGGTGATGTCATGAAAACTAAATATTGTTATGGTTATGTTAGGGTATCCACATCCGGCCAAGAAGAACTCTCTCCTGATTCGCAGGCAAAACTGTTGAAAGACTTTGCTAAAAAGAACGATATGATTGTCCTGCAAATCTTTTATGAGCTCGGTATTTCCGGTCGGAAAGCTGACAAGCGTCCGGAGTTTCAAAAGATGATCGCTCTTGCCAAATCAGACAAACATCCTGTAGATTGTATCATCGTGTGGAAATTCAGTCGATTTGCAAGAAATCAGGAAGAGTCTATTGTTTATAAATCTCTTTTAAAGAAGAAGCACAACGTAGAAGTCTTGAGCGTTTCCGAGCCGCTTGTAGACGGTCCGTTCGGCTCTTTGATCGAGCGCATCATTGAATGGATGGACGAGTACTATTCTGTCCGTCTTTCCGGCGAAGTGACACGAGGTATGACAGAAAAGGCAAAACGCGGCGGCTATCAGGCGCGTCCTCCGCTTGGATATAAAATCCAAGAGCGCGGAAAACCTCCTGTTATTGTGCCGGAAGAAGCTGAAATAATTAAAATCATATTTGATAAATATGTAAATGAACATACCGGAATATTCGACATAGCACGCTATCTAAATTTGTGTGGGTTTAAAACATCTCACAACAAACCGTTTGAACGCAGATCTATTGAATACATCTTACAGAACCCAACTTACTGCGGTATGATCCGATGGAACCGTACCGTAAGCGAAACAAACGAAATCCGACCGGAATCAGAATGGATTGTCTCTGATGGTCAGCAACCTGCTATTATATCTAAAGAATTATTTGACAAAGCGCAGATCCGTTACAAAAGCGAATACAAACCATCCGGCACCAGACCTTCCTCTACATACAAACATTGGCTTTCAGGTCTTATGAAGTGCCCTGTATGCGGAAGAACCATGATTGCCAAAACAGTAAATAACCAAAAATCATACTGCTATTTTACATGCTATGGGTACTCAAAAGGAAAATGCCTTGCCAAGACATCTGTAAGCTCCTTGAAGCTGGAACCGGCGGTACTTGCATCCATAAAAGAAGTTCTGGACACTGGCAACATCATCTACAGGCACGTTGAACCGGTGCAGGAAACTTCTGTGGATCTAAACGTCATTATTACGGAGCAGTTAAGAAAGAATGTGGAAAAATTTGACCGCATCAGAGAAGCGTACCGTAATGGAGTAGATACACTTGATGAATATAAAGAAAATAAGCGCATGGTTCAGGAAGAAAAAGAGATGCTGGAAAAGCAGCTTGCAGACATAAAACCAGCAGAACCTACTATTGATACTTCTAAAATCGCTATGTTAGAAAAAGTAAGAAATGTATATGAAATCATAGAATCTGACTCTGTGGACTCCGTAACCAAAAATGAAATCCTAAAGAGCGTGATAGAAAAGATTATATATGATCGCTCAAAAGATGAGCTGAAAGTTTATTACTACTATGCGCCGGAATCTCAGTAAAATCAAGGGATTTCGCAGTTTTGTAGGTTATAACAAAAAGGTCAACCTTTTCGTAACAACATACAAATCATTTTATATCCCTATAAGGTATCCTTAACGTAAAAACCTGCAACTGTTACTTCTTTATATAATGTATGAAGATGATACAATATTTCTCCCCGGAGCTAATACTCCGGGGAAATGTTTTTTAGTACAGCTGAAATTTATCAAACGCAATGCCAAAACATCCGGCATGTCCGTCCTGTCCATTTCCAGTCTCATTGTCGAACTGCCACGGATAGTAACCGCCGCCGATCGGAGCGACTCTGTACTGCGCTTTTTGATAACCATATTTTGCAACAATATCCGCCGGAGTGTCATAATATACCTCTACGGCATCGATCACAGCTCCCGGATATCCAGCATAGCCGTTATTTGCGTCAGACCAGTTACATCCGGTTACGTAAGGTAACCATCCCTTGCCCTTTACATGCACGCGGTATTTTACAGTACCTTTATTAACCTTTATCGCGATACCGGCGATTGTACGACCCGGAAGTCCTGCAAAATCAGACAGGTTATTCACAAAGGGCAGGATTGTTCCGTCGGTCAACATAACGCCATAAGTAAACACAATGCCGGGATCACCGGATGCTGCACTGCTTCCGCCTCCACTGACAACCGGAGCATCCGGCAACTTGTCCATTCCCATATACTCACGGATTTTATTAATAAAATATGTTTTACAGCCAGATGTGCCCCCATGAATCTCTACAGATCTGTGCGGACACGCTGTTGCATACACCTCCTTGTGCAGCCGGATTGTATTCGTGTTTGGAACGATACCGTACTGCTTACACTTCTGCGCTGCCAGCTTCAACGCATTCTCTTCATTTTTCTTAAAGATTTCCAAATCCCCCATACTCTGACAGACCTCGATCGAATAATAGTTCCGGTTTCCGTCTGTCTGCCCGCAGTGCCATGCTGCGTAGGCATCATCTTCCGCATACAAGATCCCGTCACTAGCTACATAAGCGTGAGCAAATCCGTTTTCTAACGGATGCGTTTGCAGCCATTTTCTGTAAAACGCTGCATTTGCATTTTGTGATCCTGCATCGTTGTGAATAAAAATTCCTCTCGGATTTCCACCTCTAAGTCCTGCTACTCCTCTACAAATACTCATGTTCTTCTCCTTTCTTCCGGCATTTGCACCGGCGCAAAAGAGGGCGATCACTCGCCCTCTGAATCTCCATCTTTATTTACGACCTTGTCTGCAACCTCTAAACCTTTAATCAATATAATCGGCACGTTAAATCCAGCTTCTACGAAATTTTCCAAAATCGAGCGAATCTCATTTATAAGCAAGCTGGCCAGTACGAACCATCCAAGCAATGTAGTGATCCCTAAATCTACACCGATCGCCTTACCGATCTCGATAAAGATTGCCGATGCCCCAAACGCAACCATAATCATAAGCCAGTACCCCAACTTCTTAAGGACGCCTTTCCAGCCTCTGACAGAGTTTTCTTTGTTGGCCATCTTGCTCTTCATCCACCCGGTTATCCAGTCTGCTACATTAAGTAGCAAAAAGGCTGCAAATAAGATCCAGTGCTCTCCTAATATGTAGGACAACACCGCCACAATCGCTCCTGCAATCGCATTGTATCCGTCAATAATTGCTTCTGCATAATTCATTTTCATATTTCTCACTTTCCTTTCTCGTTATGCAACTTCTTTCCAGAGACTCTCGGATCCAACTGCACCCGGTTCCCACACATTGCTGTCTACAAGAGACTCCCACGTTTTCCCTTTATGTGTTACCCTATCACCTTTTTTGTATGGGTTTGTGCTGTTTGGCTGCTCCCACGGCAATACTTTTCCGGTCGGATCTGTAAGCACCTTAGCATATAAACTTGAGGCGGTGTCCGGCGCCCAGTCCGCTTGAGATGTATGGTTTTGGAGTACCTTATATAGCGCATCTTGGTAAGTAATATACTTTCCAGTCTTGTAGGCTACTCCATCGCCGCTCCATAAATCGTACAGATCTGCTACCTTAAGAGCCTGCTCATCATCTGTAATTTTCTCTGCAGATATTTTAGCCATCGCAAAGACAGACGCATACGTTCCCGGTGCTCCACCGTTGCCACCGTTTTCCTTCAGTGCTTCTATGTCCTGCTTCGCTGTTTCCAACTTAATCCCCATGTCATCCAATCGCTCCTCTGTTGACAGACCGGCTTTATTATTTACAACTCCATAAATTCCACCCGGATATATCTCAGTATGATCGTATCCCGTGTAATTTTCCAAGGTATCTATGATCTGCCCACGTTCTGTGACGTTCATCACCTTTGTTTTTGTTGCATCCTCAAAGATTTCTTTCAGCTTTTCCGGCGCAATTCCGATTGTCAAGAATCGCACCGCACCACCGATTTTTTCATATGACTGTATCGGCATATCAGTTGCATCATTAAAAATAAGTTTCATGTTATCATTCCTTTCTAAAAGATCTGTTTTCTGACTCCGATTGGAATACGCAATAGGAAAGATGCGTTACAATTAAATACACCAAAAAGTAATTAATTATCAAGCACACTCCCACTCCGCATCGATAAAAAGATAATTATTTGTAGCTTTTGGGATGCAGACAAACAGATTACCGTTTTCCTTCGCTAAAGATGTACAAGCGACTGGGTTTTTATACGTTCCGTCTGATGCCACTACATTTACAACAGTGTTATTTAATGGGCGATACTGTGGCGGTATCGAAAAAACATTGTCGTACACGTTGTTTGCAACTATTGTGGCAGTTGTATAGATTTCTATGTTTAGATGCACCGTTTTACCGATTTTATACGAGTTGCTTGCTATGGCTTTCCACACTTCTGCTCTTACGCCCAGATCCGTGGGCGTGAGCGTCTTTTTATCATGGTGAGCCTGTAATTGTAACAAATATGTATTTAACATGGGGATTGTCGGGACGCTCTCGAACATTTTTTCTACTTTTGTGATGCTTAACCCTTTAATTACCACTCGATAGAGCGGCATTTCCCTGATTTTTCCCGATTCGTAGAGGTTGTTTTGTGTCAGCGTCGGATCCGTTGCCGACCCGGTTGTGGATGCGCCCTGTTTGACCTCTAATGTGTAGGTGTCGATGCCACCTGTTCCCGTAGTGATGAATTTTGCTATGATGATGTCGTTTCGGTTTCTGCCGGATTGCCCGTTGACAATCTCACAGTCAATATAATCTCCGTACGGGATGCGGGCAAAATGTCCGCCTACTACGATAACTCCGTCTTTTACTCGTACTTTGTTGTTACTGATCACCTGACTTTCACATTGCTGGCCGATCATCATGACCCCATCTGATCCGACAATGCTCTGATAAATCGCCGCGTCGTCTTCCGCGTAAATATGTGCCTCCGCCGCTGGGTCGGTATTGATTGTAATTCCTTTCAGTTCTCCCATCTAGTCATCTCCTTTTACTTTATATTCTGTTGTTGTTTTTCCGTTTTTTGTTTTTATGATTTTTCTAACGATCGGCTTTTGTAGTCTCGTTCCTGTAATTTCTTCATATCCGCCGACGATGTCGCCGATTTCCAAGTCGATCCCTTCTACGTTTACGTCGATGCTTTTATAGTTTTGCAGCTCTTTTAGACGCTTTGCTCCATCCTCTTCCAGCTTTTCTTTGTCTGCGCTCGAAAACTCATAAACCGCTTCATTTTCTTCAAGTCCAGTGTAATACGGGGTCTTTCCGATGCTCCCGTCCTTTTGGACGTATAAATGCAGAATGATCCTTTCTTCGTTTTGTCCTTTTCCGGCACAGATTAAGTGATTCACGCCACCTCTGTAATCTTTTACGGTAAACTGCACCTCTCCATCTTGCGAGTATTCCAGCGTTTCCGAATAGTTTTTGATCTGTACGGCTCTGACGGAAACGTATCCATAATCAAGGTTTTCCGGCTCAACGTAGCTGATCTGCAGGCGATATCCTTGAGCGCTTAACATTTTATCGACTGCATCATATAACGTGACGTATCGGTCGATCTGCCAACCTGTGACGGTGATCCCTGCCTTTTCTTCCGGCACAAAAAAAAGACCGTCGAATCGGTCTTTGATAAGATCTCTCAAAATATCGTTTAAATCTCCGCTTACTGTCAGGTGATCCTTTCCCTCCGGCGGTTCTATGATTTTTCGCTTTAGCAGTCCTCTCCACGTTGTGCCGCACCACACAATTTCTTGCGTTTTGGTCATCACTTCAAGACTGTTTAGGATTCCGCCGTATTCTGTTCTCGGTACAAAAATGCGATTTCCGTACCAGTACCGCTCTTTTGTCCACTCTTCCTGCGGCAAGCAGATTTCAAAGTCGTCCGCATCTCCAAGATCCATGTCGATCGCAACGCTCTGATCTAAAAATCCCAGCTCTTCTCCGTTTTTTCGGGCAATGGTAAATTCCAGCGGAAATAGATCTGCATTTCGTACAATCAAGTCCCGAGTTTCTTTCGTTACTCCACCATTATCCCCAGTTGCGGTAATCATTACCGGGTAAACCACTTCTTTCGCTTTCGTTGCCGGCGCGTTTAGTTTTCCTTGATAGCGATTTTCTCCGATTTCCGGTAAATTCTGCGTATTCCCGTTTAGCGCTGCTTCCACCCGCTCCATCTTGGTTCGCTCCTTTCTTCGTAGATCACGAGATCCCAGTCAAATTTACCCGACCATACAACTTTTTGCCGTCCGGGTGGGATCTTTTTAAAAAATTTCTTTCCTTTTTCCCGGTTATGAAACGCGTTGACTTGCTCACCGTTTTTTGATATTTTTGTAACGGTCCTCGTGCGGCTGTCTATCTCCAACCGTTCTCCCTGCTCCAAAACAATATTAACTAAATAGCTTTTATCTCCGATGATGACTTGAGGGTTTACGACCGGCCCATAAATTACAAGTGTAAAATTTGCATCTGTAAAATGATGGTTTTGGATGTATGTGTTGTTCATGCCATTTGCGTAGCGGTGAGGATAACGCCCAGGGTAGCGTTTATTATCAGATGACGATACGCCGTAACTGTGAAACGTATACGGGTTTTCTTTTGTCCATATTGGACGTGGACAATACAATTTCACCTTATTTTGTGAATAATAGACTGCTATATCCGACGTTTTTGTTTCGGACGATGTTACAAACCCATCTATGTAATAATCCCCAAAATAAATTCTTCCCGGTTTCTCTAGTAAAACATCTGTTTCGAACGCATCCTGCATTTCATCCAAAAATGTTTTTCGATCTTCCAACGCTCCTCTAACCGTAAAAGTGATTTCGTACTCCGCCGCGTCTTTCTCAAAACCTTGTACAGTTTCTCCTATTTTTCTTTTGCTCGTTTCCGGCGTCCAAGCGTGCTTGTGAAAATTTCCGCTTGTTGCTCTCACTCTTGCATCGTAAAATTTATATTCTTTTCCTTCTGAATTGATATATCGTATCATTTTTGCTTTACCTTTATACTTCCAACAAAGCTCTGCCTAATTCTCGTCTGTCTAAAAGCATTGTAACTTCTTGCTTTTTCCCTGCTATAGTA